ATGATAATGCAAGTGAGAAGATCGAATCAAACGATACTAACTTAACAATCTCATCGGGTGCCCAGATCGTATTAGCGGCAACAACAGACGTAAAACTAGCCAATGACATTGGAATAGTGTTTGGTGGTGCTTCAGAAAAGATAGAAGGTGACGGAACAGATTTAACTATCTCAGGTGCCAAGATCAATTTAGCGGCAGTAACAGATGTACACTTAGCCAATGATATTGGAATAGTGTTTGGTGGTGCTTCAGAAAAGATAGAAGGTGACGGAACAGACTTGACCATCTCAGGTGCCAAGATCAATTTAGCGGCAACAACAGACGTACACCTAGCCAATGACATTGGAATGGTGTTTGGTGATGCAGGTGAGAAGATCGAAGGAGATGGAACTAACTTATTGATTTCGTCCTCAGGAACGGCCACTATAACAGCGGTAGGTGAAACGATTGTCACTAACAACTTCAGAGTTGCGGGTGACTTTACAGTTGACGGTGCAAACACAACGATTAACACAACAACACTTTCAGTTGAGGACAACATCATAGAACTGAACAGAAACGTATCTGCCAACTCAGGAATGCCTTCTTTAACAGGTATAAAAGTACAGAGGGGTTCTACTTCAGCCGCAACTGAAACAGATCTGTTCTGGGTATGGGACGAGACCTTCGCAGATGACGGAACAACGATACATGGAAACGCAGGTGGTGCCTTCACAGCATTCAAACATGCGGCTGATTCTATACCAGTAGACGCAGACCTAGTAGACATCAGGTGTAATGTTATACACGCCTTAGCCACTTCGGCTCAGTATGCTGACGTTGCCGAGCGTTTCGAAGCAGACGCTCCTATGACGGCAGGTGCAGTAGTAATGGTCGGCGGTGACGCAGAGATCACGGAAACAACAGCAGACTTATCTGATCAAGTTTTTGGTGTCATATCTGATCACCCGGCATACGCCATGAACGCAGGTGCAGGTAACAACGAGTCACACCCATTTGTTGCAATGACTGGAAGAACTCCAGTGAGAGTAACAGGTGCAGTGACCAAAGGTCAAAGATTAGTTAGCTCAACAGTGAAAGGCTGTGCGAGAGCGGCCGCTACCGGCGAAACATATTCACCATTCCACGTTATTGGAAGAGCACTAGAGAGCTCAACTGACGCAGGAATCAAATTGGTAAATTGTGCGGTGAGGACAAACAACTAATAAATATTTTTACTTTTTAGTAGAATCAAAAGGCCTTGTAGAAATATAGGGCCTTTTTTTTTGGCTTTATAAAATAAATACATGCATGAGTATAAAAGTAAGTGGTAACATAGAGATAAACGCAGATACTTGGTTGGAGTTCAAAGGTGAAAACGATGCCGGAGAAGAGATAAGAATAGGTTCGATCAAAGGTAGCATCAAGGACAATAAAAAAGGTGCGGACCAAAGTTTAATACAGATAATAGGTAGAAAAGATGGACAGCACAAACCTTTATTGACCATCGCCAACAATGCCATCTACGCACACCGTGATGTTCCATTCGTGTGGCAGACAGAAGACGGTAAAAAGACTTTCGTGTCAGGTACATCAACTACGAAAAGAAACATAGACCTACCAGACGACAACGGTACACTGATGATTAATAATTCCGGAAAAGTAATGGCAACGGATTTGCCAACAAGCGATCCTAGTAATGCAGGTCAACTCTGGAATGACGACGGTACTGTAAAAATTAGTGCTGGTTAATTAATCAAGTTATCAAATCTAGTATAGTCTGTAACTTGCCTTTAATGGCTTTGTTATTCAGTGTGTTCTTCAAACCCATGTGCAAGTTCTTGGGCCAACATTCAAAAGCAGTCCAACAGTAACCTGAGTGTTCATCATTCAGTTTAGGTAAGAATTCAGTCTCTATCGCAATAAGATAAGTGTGGAAGAAAAACTTCTGATCGTTTGAAGTGAACATCTCCAAGGGAATGACTTTCTTGAACTTAGGAGTATCTCCTATTTCCTCTTTGATTTCTCTCTTCAAACCTTCAAATGCTGACTCCGTGTATTTGGCCTGGCCTCCAACCAATCCCCACATGCCCTGTGTCTTCTTGTCGGTCCTCTGCAAGAACAGGAAACGCTTGGTACCAGTTGAATAGAACAGTGCCCCTGAGCAGACTATATTTTTTTCCATGTATTATTATAACAATTATGGAGTAGTGGCGTCAAGGCTTGAATTATATCCTGGATCTGCTCCACCGTCCAACACAATACTCCAAGTACCTTGTGCATATACGCCTTCGTATGATTTGACCCACTCTGTGCCATTGAACCTGTATTGAATTCCTGTGTTTAAATTGGTAACATAATGTTGTGTTGAATCTGGATTTGAAGCATCAAACGCCACGTTCCATTTACCAGTTGAACTGTTGTACTCTATGATATCCCCGATACTTGCCACTAGTGTTCCCCATGTTGCACTCTGGAATGATGACGTGCTGTCTCCCACATCGTTTATGACCAGATACCTGTCACCGTTTGCCGGTGTGCCAGGACTAAATGTTGCAGGATTTATGATCTTGGAAACTGCTGTCAATGAGTTTGCGGGTATCGTGTCCGAATCAATACTGTATAACAAAATTGTGTCGTCTAATGTTGTTGTTGCAACTGTTCCTATTATCTCGTTGCCATCGGGTTGGGTAAGTCTGATCTGTGAGGTGCCGTTAGTCACTTTGCCATACTGGTCTAGTAATACTTTCCAATTGACTGCTGGGCCAAATGTCTCAAATGGATCAAAGTTGTTAGGTTCGTTGGCACCTGTTTGGAATCCATCACCACCTGACGTCACACTTGTTCCTGTAGACCCCAGTAACCTCAATTGATTCCCAGTCACCAGCAATCCAAAATTGTTTGGTGTGATGAAACTCCTCGATGTCAGTGTACCGTCTATTAACCCTTTTGCTATTCCGCCATCGTCATCATAGATGCTCATTATGATCTTCTGTATAACTCCTAGTTTCTTGACCTTCACAGGAGGTGATATCCATATTGGCATTGAAAATGTCAATGTAGCGATATCGATCTCAGAATCAGCCCCAACGGGTATGGTCCTCGATGAGAACGTTGTACCGGTCAGTTCCACGTAGCTCAAGCTGGTCCAGTCGATGTAGTTGTCTGATTTCTGTATCTCGAAGTCTGGGTTGAACAGGTATAATATCTGTTCCATGATCTGTAATTTCTGATCTGTGTTTGAACTCCAGATGTCTGCAGTCACTTCCAATCTAAAGGGAGAAGGCATGACTTTCTCTACTGTGTATCCTGCACCTATTTCGCTTGTGTAATTTCCGTCTGCATCAACATTCCTTTCTCTTAAATGTTGTTTTTCAATGTGATAAGGGTTCTGCATTCTTTCCCTGTCATAGTTTAGTTCTCTAACATAACACGCAATCTTTGGAACATACTGTAATGCGTTCTCAGAATTGTTCCTGATTATACTTGCAACTTGTCTTGTAGGATCTCCGTACACCACTGGAACAGCTCTTAACTGTATAGCATTGTCTTTACCTCTGCCTGTTTCCACAGAAAAGTTACTCAGAATTCTAATAAATTGAGTTAAAAACTTCCTTACCTGTCCTTCGTAAAAGTGTAGCATTCTTAATTGTCGGCCTTAGGTTTGAGAGCATCTGTTAATGTTTGTCTCTGTGTAACTGTCAAACCATTTATTGTTGAACTTGTTGCATTGTTAACAAAACTTGTTTTGTAGTTTGCTCTCGAATCATTGTTAGTTGTAGTTATTCTAACGGAATCTTCTATTTTAACCCATCTGGTTCCGTCATAACGGAATAATCTGTTAGGTAAGTAATCTGTTCTCAAGAAATAATCACCAACATCAACACCCGATATTGGGAAAGATATTCCAAATCCAGCTGGGTGTCCGTTTGGTGCGACCCCATCGCCGTCCATGTAGAAGCCATAGTGCGAACTTGCCGGTGTGTCTATTGTAGCGTTAACAGTTTTATCACCACTTGCTCTTTGTTCTTCTGTGTTAACATTTTCTGTCCTAATATTTCCTCTCTCGTCTATGGGTGCAACATAGTACTGCTTATAGTTGAATCCTGACTTAGGTGCATCTGCTTCTGCCTGTGCAACTACTTGATCGTTAATTGTTTTTTCTTTGTTGAATGTTGACATGTAACTGGCAAGAGATCCTGTTGTGGTTGCATCACCTATGATGTCTTTAAATTCTTGAGAGTCTACCATGGTCTTCATCTTCAATCTCAACAGGTGTGGCCACCATGTTTGCGAAAATCCTTCCGCCGCCCTGTTAACATCCTCCACAACATAGTATCGTTTCAATGCGATCGGTATGCTCTCGTCTAAAGAATAATCTTCTTTCATGTGCGGGAATTCTATAACATCACCTGCCATTGGTTTCCTGCCTAATCTTTCAACTATGTCGTTTAGGTGTACTGTTAAAAATAGTGTGTCGTTCTGT